CAGCGCATTTTCAAACTGGTGCAGGACAAAGGGACAAGCGCACGATGACGCCGCCAAAGAAAGACCTCTACCCGCTTCTGGGCGCACATGGCGCACCGACCAAAATCGACGAGTTGGTGATCTACTGCCAGCGCCTGCAAGGGCTGATCGAAGTCGCATTCGACACGCTGGAAGGCGTGGAGCTGACCCCGCAGACGAGGAACGTCCTACGCCTTCTGGGCCTGACCTGCGACCTGATGGAACCGATGATCGACCATCTGGATGCGCTGCCAAGGGGGGCCACATGAGGGGGTGGTTCATGGTCAAGGTTGTTGCCCCGTTGGCGTTTCGTCTCGGCCTCAATCTCAACCGCGTATTCTTTCCCAAACTTGCCCGCGAGCGTGGCGAGCCTTGGACGGCCCGCGCCCTCAGGGCCAAGGCTTGCGAGCGTGACCGCGACGCCCTGCCGAGGGTCATTAATTGAGAAGCGCAATTCCTGAAGTTGACAGACGGCTCGTCTGGTGGCAACTTCGAGAATGAAATTTCTCGAATGAGGTTGCCATGAACCACAACACCGCGCGCCAAGAGGTTCTTGGCCTGATCACCGGACGCAGCGTCGCCAGCATCCGCCACATGCAAGCCCATGGCTACGCGCCTTGGAATGATGCGGAGTTTGAGCCGGGCAAGCACCGCCGCTACTCCGCGCAGCATGCTTTGGCACTGTTGCTGGCCGAGATTCTGACCAAACAGGGCGTGAGCAACGAAGACGCATCAGAATTCGTGCAGGCGCATTGTTCACATGCCACCCGGTTCCTTGATCGGGTCGAACGTGGCGAAACTGGTGAACAGGAGTTTGTCGCAGCCTTCTACAGCGCCGAAGAAGATAGCTTGACCGGGCTGCGCTGGACGAAACTCGTCAATGCCGGTGGCACGGCGGAAGAAGTCTTGGCCTCTGTGGCTAGCACCTTGGCGCGGGTGGGTCTGACCCGCGAAACCCGTAATGGTCGCACTACCGAGCGGACCATTGCGGGGCCGCGTGTGTCGGTCGCGTCGATCCCCGAAGCCTATCGCCTGTTGAAGCAACGGGCCGAGGCAGAGGGCTATGGCATCGACGGTCGGCGCATCTACAAGCTGGAACAGGGGGAGCAATGAGCTTCCCCTTTAACCGCTTTGGAAAGCTCTTCCGCCCAAAGGCGGAGGCTGCGCCCGATCACAAACGCCAGCTTGAGGCGGGGGGCGGCGGGCGTCGTTGGGAGAGTGCGGCCAGTCTCCACGCACCTTCGCAATCGGCGCTTGCCGCCCGAGGTGTCTCTAAAGCCCGCGCAAATGCGCTCTATATCAACACCCCGCAGGGGAACAAGATTGTCGAAGCATGGGGCGCGGCACTGGTGGGGAAGGGCTGGCATGCCCGCCCCGCGCACCCCGATCCGACCCGCCGCAGGGCGCTGGCCGAAGGATTCGAGGATCTGATGCGCCCAGTCTTTCTGTCCATGGTTCGCGCCCTTGTGCGCGATGGTGAATCCTTCGTTCAGCTCACAGTGACCCGAGACGGCGAACTGCGCCCGAAGGTCATTCCCTCGGATCAGATCGACCCGAACCTGACCCGCGATCTGGGGAATGGGGCGCGGATCTTGGCGGGCATCGAATACGATGCAGATGACAGCGTGACCGCCTACCATGTTCTGCGCGAGGCCCCCGGTTCGCCCTTCGCCTTGTTTGGCGAGGCCGTTCGCGTTCCGGCCGTGGACATGCTGCATGTCTTCGATTCACTGTTCCCCGGCCAGGTGCGCGGCATTACATGGCTGGCCCCGGTGCTTTTGCGCATGCGCGACCGCGACGAAGCGGCCGACGCACTGCTGATGCAGCTTAAGGTCGCGTCGATGATGACCGGCTTTATCCGCGACCCTGACGGCACAATGGCGGACATGATGGGGGCCGCAAGCGGCGGCGCGCTTAATGTCTCGCTGGAACCTGGCGCGATGCGCATCCTGCCGCAAAACGCGGATGTGACCTTTTCCAGCCCCGTCGCCGGCCTTTCACAAGCGGTGGAATTCCTTCGGGCGCAGGATCGGGAAATCGCCACAGGCGTGGGCCTCACCTTTGAAATGCTGACCGGCGATCTGGGAGAGGCCAACTATTCCTCGGCACGCGTGGGCCTTCTGGACTTCCGCCGCCGCGCCGAAATGTTGCAGCGCAACCTGATCGAGGCGGGCTTCCTACGCCCGCTGTGGCGGCGCTGGATTGAGGTTCAAAGCCTTGCCGGTTCGATCCCGGCCAATGCGCTGGCCGATCATCTGGCGGTGCGCTTCGTGCCGCCCGGATGGGCGTGGGTGGACCCGAAGAACGAAGTCGAAGCCGATGTGGCTGCAATCAACGCGGGCCTGAAATCCCGCGAAGAGGTTGTGGCCGGGCGCGGTCGCGACATCGAGGAACTGGACGAAGAGCGCGCCCGCGACGTGGCGCAGCCCGCGAACGGAGGCACCGAAGCATGACCATTCACCTGCGCGCGGCATCCCCGCGTGTTTCGACCATCAACCACGATGACCGCACGGTTGAAGCTATCGTTTCGACCGGCGCGGATGTGCAGCGAGGCGGCTTCATCGAGCGGCTTGACCTCGGTGCGGTGGATCTTTCGCGCCTGATTGGCGCACCCGTTCTGGATGCGCACCGCAGCGCTTCGACTCGCGATCAGCTTGGCGTGGTGGTAGCGGCCGAGGTGCGCCCGGAAGGGCTGTGGGTGCGCTTGCGCTTCCGCAGCAACGAAGCCGCAAAGGCAGTGCTGGCCGACATTGGCGACGGCACCCTGCGCGGCCTGTCCATTGGCTACAGCGTGGCCGAATGGAATGAGACGCGGGAGGGTGCCACCCGCATCCGCACCGCGACCCGCTGGACGCCGGTGGAGGTGTCCATTGTCCCCGTCCCGGCTGACACCGGGGCACATTTCCGAAATGGAGATCCCTTCATGCCGAACGACCAGACCACGGTGGAAACCCGTGCCGCCGTCAATGTGGAAATCCGCAGCATCGCACAGACCGCTGGTCTGACCCGCGAATGGGCCGACGAACAGATTGACGCGGGCGCAACCGCCGATACCGCCCGCGCTGCGGCCTTCACGGCCATGCAACAGCGCAGCGCGCAGACCCAGACCCGCACCACGCAAGTGGAAATCACCGTCGATCACACCGACCCGGCTGTGATTGCCACGCGGGCCGGTGAGGCGCTCTATGCGCGTTCGCACCCCGAGCACGAACTCAGCGCGCCCGCCCGTCAATACGCCTACATGACCATTCCGGACCTTGCGCGCGAAAGCCTGCGCCGCAGCGGTGTCAGTGTGTTGGGCCTCGCGCCCGAGGCAGTGCTGACCCGTGCCCTGCATTCGACCTCTGACTTCCCGCTGATCATGGGTGATGCTGTGAACCGCGAAATGCGCGCGGGCTACATTGCCGCGCCTTCGGGCGTGCGTCCGCTGGCGAAGCAATCCACCGCCCCAGACTTCCGCGCCAAGCGCAAGCTGACCCTCGGCGATGCACCGAAATTGGAACAGGTGCCCGAGGGTGGCGCATTCAAGCACGGCACCATCGACGAGTCGGGCGAAAGCTACAGCATCGCCACCTACGGCAAGATCTTCGGCATTACCCGGCAAGCCATGGTCAATGATGACCTCGGCGCATTCAACGATGTGTCGCGCAAGATGGGCATCGCGGCGCGCGCCTTCGAAAATGACTTCCTCGTATCCATGGTCATGGCAAACCCGGCCATGTCGGATGGCGTCGCGGTGTTCCATGCCGATCACGGCAACCTGACTGCCACTGCCGCCGATCCGAGCATCACGTCCCTGTCGGCCGCGCGTCTTGCCATGCGCAAGATGAAGGGCCTCGGCGGTCTGCTGATCGACGTAACGCCGCGCTATGTGCTGGTTCCGCCCGAGCTGGAAACCGTCGCGGAACAGGTGCTGACCGAGATCGCCGCGGCGAAAACCGAAGACGTGAACCCCTTCGGCAAGCTGTCGCTGCTGGTGGAACCGCGTCTGACGGTGGCGAACCGCTGGTATGTGGTGGCCGATCCGGCCAACGCCGAAGGGCTGGAATATGCCTATCTGGAAGGCGCGCCCGGCCCGCAGATCGAAACCCGCGCAGGGTTCGAGGTGGACGGGGTGCAGACCCGCGTGCGGCTGGACTTTGGCGCAGGCTGGACCGATCACCGCGCCTGGCATCGGGTGGGCTAATGGCACTCGGCGTCGACGAGCTGGAAAGCCTGCGCGACGAGCTGGTGAAGGCGCGAGCCAAGGGCGTGCGCACTCTCCAGCTCAACGGCGAGCGGGTGGAATACAAGACCGACGCCGAAATGGCCTCGGCCATTGCCGATCTGGAGGCGCGCATCAAGCGCGCCTCTGCCGCCCCCGCTGGCGCTGTCAGGTTCAAGACTTCGAAAGGGTTCTGACATGGCAAGGCCCGACCTTGTGAAAGTGGAAGTCGCTGCCGAAGAGCTTGGTGTGCCGAAATCCGCGCTGCGAGCGGCCGCACAGCGGCTTGGCAAGCTGGTGATGATGGGCAGGGCGGTCAGGATAGACCGCAACAGCTACGAGGAGATTGTGAAGGGATGCCAAGGAAACCCGCAGGAGCAAGGCTCTATCAGCGCCCCGATAATGGCGTCTTCTACATCCGTGATACCGGCTGCCCAGACCGTTCAACCGGCACTCGAAGCCGCAAGGATGCTGAAAGGGCGCTCGCGGCCTACATCAACGCAAAGGGCACGGTGACAGACACGCGCCACCCTGACCGATTCCCTGTGGCCGAAGCATTGGAGATCTATGCGCGCGAGCATGCGACCACCGTCGCAGCCCCCGAACGCATTGGCGCGGCAATTGAGGCCCTATGCGGCTTCTGGGGCGCGCTAAACGTTGGTGATGTGAAAGGCGAGACATGCCGCCGCTATGGGCGGTCCCGCGTCACTTCGAAGGGCATGCCGCCCGGAGAGTCGCGCCAGGTCGGCGAAGGCACCATCCGGCGCGAATTGAACGTCCTGCAGGCGGCAATCAACTACTGCCATGCCGAGGGCTATCTGACGCATCCGGCCCGAGTGACACTGCCCGAGGCACCACCCGCGAAAGACCGCTGGCTCACGCGATCCGAAGCGGCGCAGCTAATTCGCGCGGCGCGCAATTTGCAGCGCGGTGCGCACGTCGCACGGTTCATCCTGCTGGCCCTTTACACTGGCACGAGGAAGGACGCGATCCTGCGTTTGGGCTTCATGCCCAATACGGTCGGCGGTTGGATCGACGTTGCAAACGGTGTTCTGCATCGCCGTGGAGCTGATGAACGCGAGACGAAGAAACGCCGCCCGCCAATGAGGCTTTCGCGGAAGCTTCTGGGGCATTGTCGCCGTTGGCAGGCCGCAGGTGCGATCTGGGCAGTCGAAATGGACGGGCAGAGGGTAGGGGACGTGAAGCGTTCGTTTGCCTCGGCATGTGATGCCGCAGGGCTTACTGATGTGACGCCGCACACTCTCAAGCATACGGCGATTACCTGGGCGATGCGGAAGGGAATGAAGCTGGACGATGCTGCGCAGTATTTTGGCACATCCCGCGAAACCATCATTCGCGTCTACTGGAAGCACAGCCCCGACTACCAG